TCACAAGTCCTCAACTACATCCTGGTGGACACGAACCGGACTATCCGGATGCTCGCTACGAAACTCACGAATCGCCACCAGACTATGCCGGTACTTTCTTTGCACGGTACGCATCTTCTCTTCGAGCCGGTCGATGCGCTCATCTCGCTGCTCCAGCTGCTCAGTAAAAAAGCTACGCATCTCCGAAGTCAGATTTCTCCAACCATCTGGAAGGGTCGCTTCTTTGTCAGCGCGGGCCTTAGCTTTTACGCCGAGGTAGGTGAACCAGATCCCTAACGCGCCAACTACCGCGCCTAAGATTTCACCCGTTCCCACGTCGAAGTTCATCAGCGACCGCCCCCTTTGGAATCGTCACCTCTGCTCGTGCCCCGCGCCAGACTGCCCACATGACTAGGAGGGCGACGCTGGCGTATCCGACCGCGCTTACCCACCCTCGGGTCATGTCGCCGGTGATCGTCGCAGCGACGAAACTTCCTGCCCATAGCATGTTTAGGCCTACGCCGAGACCTACTGCCAGCGCAGCTATTTTGCGGCGTGACCACATCGCCGCAACAAGAGAAAGCACGCCTACAGCGACCCAGATAATCGACCACACAGGCATCGGCAAAGCAGCTTCAGCAGGATGCCCACCTATGCGCGGCGCGGGACCAAACACATGCGGCGAATACGACAGCCCACGTGCGATGATGCCTAGCCCTAGAATGATCAGAGCCGGCGCATCAGAGATGAGAAAGCCACGTAACCGCCGCGCTGGTGACCTTAAACGTGGTGGTAGATGCTCAATAGGCACGGAGACCCCCTTTAGTCTGCGGTGGAATCTCCACGATAGACAGGCAGCTCCACCTCACCGGCAGATTCAGCTACATCACCAACAGGATGGTCGACCATCACCCCGGACTGGCTCGGCCGGTCGAGGAAAGCCTGCATGCCAAAATCTTCCAGGCGCTTAGCCATGGATGGAGTGATAGCCCCCTTGGTGCGCGAGTGCACCAAGATTTGGCAGATCCCGATACTCCCCGCGATTACCGCGTTTAGCCATGCTGGCCACTCACCTGAATATAGGACAAGCAGGTTTAGCACCTGCAAGACAGTGCCTGCGACGGCGGTCAGTGTGTCTTTGCGTCGCTGGTACCACGGCTGCTCGTTAAGCGCTTCTGCTACCGCTGATTGAAATACTGATGCCATGATTAGTTTCCTTTCTTGAGATCACGCACGTCGGAGGACAGCTGAGCGAGGTCTTGCCGGATAGCTGCGACAGCATCGACAAGCGTGAGATTCTGCCCCTTCGAGTTTTTGCCGAGCTGTGCCCAGCCCTGGCCAGAGGGGCCACGCAGCTGCTTCCACACCTCCTGCAGCGCATCAATTTGTGGGCCAAGGTAGCCGGTGATGAAATTCTTGAAAAAGTCTGGCGTGAGTGCCACGTGCTTTCCTCCTGTTTTAGGCGCGTCGAGCGTGCCGTATTTACGAATATTGTTGATGTAGGCCTGGACCTTGGCGCGCTCCGGATTCATATCCATGACCGCACCAGCGACCCCATTGCCTTTGCCGGGGTCCCACTTGCCTTGCGCCTGTAGTGAGTACTCCCAGTGCGCGATCATGTGCTTGATAGTGGCGTCGTAGCCCAGGAACCAGAGCACGGCAGCACTTGCGCGGCGTACCCAGTAGAGCTGTGTCTCGTCCCACGGGTCCGTACCGTTGGCTTGGATCTCCCAGCCCAAGGCGACAGGGTTCGCATTGTTGGTCGCCCAGCCGTGGCCATGGCCACGACCAGCGTGATACGCGATACCGATACCGCAAAGCGTGTGAAGTCCCTTTGGCCCCACATGAAAAAGACTCGACAGCGCACCTCCGAGGCCGGCATTGTGCTTGATATAGGTGGCTGAGGTGGTTCGTGACCCAGTGTGGTGCCAGAAGATACCTTGGATGTACCCGAAGTCCCCCATCCCCCACTGCATCGCGCCTGGCAGAATTTCGAGTGGAATGCCGAAGTGCTTGAATAGTTCGGGGATAAAGGTCGGGTCTCCGCGCCAGCTGGGGTTGGGTTTCATTTTCCCTCCTTAAATTGGGAATGAAAAAGCCCTTTGGGCTAAAGAGCACAAAGGGTTGGGGGAATTATGTTTGTATGTATTACATGGGAACTGTCATTGCTGCTCTAGTCAGTGCCTTGCTGCCGGCTGTCCTCATCTCTGTCGGTGTTGTCAATCGTGATAAATACGATTTGAAACTGAGAAACGCGGCGGAAGAGCTAGGCATGGATTTTGAAGTCTGGAAAATCGACAAAAGACGCAGGAAAAGAATCTCTGCCCGCGTCAATCGGAACAAAACAACGATAGTTACCCAAACGTTGACTTGGATGTCCATATCCCTAGCAATAATCGCCAACATCATTATCTGGACCCCCGCCATACAAGCGCTCCTAAACGGTGAAGTAGATATCCAATCGCTTGCCGTCCCTTTAGTAATTGCTTCAGTCGTGTTTGGGCTAGTAGGTTTAGCAATTTCCTGGATAAACCTGCAATATTTGAAGAAGAAAGCAGAATCGCTATTGACTGATTTTGATACGCCCGCCAAGAAATGAGTAAGCCCCTTGGCTGTTGAGGCCAAAGGGGATTGGGTGGTTAATGGGTCAGAGTTTCTGGCTGCATCCTGCCAATAGCCACCATCTAGACCACCGCCAGCAGGTTTAGAGCGGCTTTATATATTGCATCACTGCGGTGATCTCTTTCCCTGAGAGGGTGACTCCGGCCATGTTTCCCCAGAATCGCTGCGTGGTGCCGGGTTTCAGGGCAATGATTGCGTCGAGTTTTCCGTCATAAATGATCCATTCGTTGGTATTGGTATAGAAGCGGGATTGTGCTCCAGAAGTGGTTTCGATCTTGATATGCCACCACCCCGGAGGAATACTCAGGAGGACATCTGACCGTTTCCAGGAAGGCGGGACTTCGACCAGTGAAGCGTTGGCTGCCCCTGATGTCTGCTCTGGGTAGATGGCTTGTAGCAGCTCTGGGGCTTGCGCTAAACGTGCGATAGCAGCCATCTAGCCCACCGCCCCGACTGAGATGGTGTGTGCGTGCGACACCTTATTGACAAACATGTTCGACATGATTTTTAGTCCTTCCTATAAATAATGCCGGTGTTCACATCCATATACAGCGTGCCCGGCGCGAACGCCGCGCCAGTCGCATCCGTCGTGAGCGCGCCGTCAAATGCCGTGAGCTTTGCTGCCAGCACTTCATTGAGGATTGCCCGCATCTCTGCCAACCTAGCTTCAATAGCCACCAGCGCATCAGCAGCAGCTTCTGTCGCGCCCGTCGCTTCGGTTGCCGCTGTAGTAGCCACCGCAGCATAATCACCCGCGTTAGTCTCAAAAGTCTTAGCGTTAGTTTCAGAAGTTTTAGCGGCCGATGCCGAACTAGATGCAGCAGACTGAGCCGCTTGAGCTTTACTAGCTGACTCTGCAGACTCTGCACGATACTGCTCAGCACGAGCAGTATTAGCAGCTACCTCAGCCGCAAGCTGCTCAAGCACTCGCCGGTCAGCCGCGCCCGCTACTTGCCCAGCCTGCACCACTAGCCGCAAAGACTGGCGAGCTTCATCTGTAATCAGCATAGGTAGCGTCTCAAGCGGCATCCCGTTCTGCACGAGCACCAAGACCGCAGCGCCCGGCACCGCAGGGAAGTTCACCACGCCGTCTGCGACCGGCACACGGTCGTTAACCCGTACCGTTAGCCCGTCGCCCTGTACACGAGTCTCACGAGCACGAACCCACACCTCGTTAATGGAATCAACTGGTCTGTCAGTGACCAGATTTAAGCTTCCTGTAATAGTTGGCATCTACACGTTCCTTTCGGTCCATGATGCACGAGTAGTAATTCTGTTAATAGCGCTATTCCCTAGACTGCTCTGTCCCCACTTCATGTAATAAATACGAACATCAGTATTCGGTGAGATGGTTGCGCTAGACACTGAAAGATTGACAGTCAGAGGAACCGTTTTGAAAATAGTGGATGACCCCTGAGCTGTTTTATCAGCAAGTATCTTATTGCCCGCACGAATCTGCAAGCGGTAATAACCCCAGCCGTCAGGAAATCTAATAGACACTGTCATGTCGAAATTATCCGTGCCAGATGCCCCTACAGACATATCAGGAACCATGTCTAGAAGATGCCATTCATTAGCGCCGGAAAAGTGTTGCTTCCCTGTCCAAGTCTCATTGACAGCGCGAACAATACCTGCCGTTCGTACCCACTCGCATGACACAACCTGGCTAGAATTGCGAGTCACAATCAATGGGTTGGTAGTGGGTGTGTACTGCTTAGCTATCGGACTAATACGGTCTTGCCCCGACACTTCCCAAGTGTCCAGGATGACAATAGCGCCAGCGACATCAGTTAGCCTCATTTGCCAATCACCATTGGGAAGATTAGTAACCGGGTATGCGGGGTTAGAAGAGCCTGCAGCTGATGCTATTACCTTTTCAGGGCGGCTAGCCCGGTCAGCTTCAAACTCTTCTTTCATTGCAATCTGCTGAGCCTGCAGATCTGCCGATACCCGGTCTTGCATCTCGTCCACTTTTTGCTGAAGCTCCCACCGGGCAGTGTTCGCTGCAATATACGCTTGAATAAGCGACAAAGACTCTTCCGAGCCCTCACCTTGCTCCTGCAGCTGCTGATTTAACGCATCCAAAGCTGCCTGCAAATCTTCGGTGGTAGCACCCTCGCCGGCAAGAGCTGCACGAACATCATCAACTCCCGACAGGGCATCTTCAGCTTTTTCATCCACGGTGTCTACACGTTTGGATACTTTGCTGACATCATCGACACGGTCAGCGCGCTCGCCGTTAATGAGTCGAACCATCTCAGCACGCGCCCGTGCAAGCTCGCCCGTATCACGGATCGACTGACCTCCAAGCGCAACGCTTGGTTTACCGTCTACCCAATCGATGGATGTTACTAGTTGGTCTTTCAGGATTCGTCCCCAAAACCTCACATCCACCAGGTCGCCTTGGCGAAAATCCACACCGGGAACCAGAAGCCCAAGACCATCCTCTTCAATCACTGACTCAAAATAAACTTCGCCCCCGGCACGCAATGCAGAATCATCGAGCACCTGCTCAACATCCGAATATCCTTCGGCGGCATTAATTTTCACATCAGCACGCACAAACCGGCGTTCGGACAAACCAGGCTCAGAATCTTCGAGTTTCGCAACCCAGCCAAACTCACGACCATCCGGCAACAACTCTTCCGGATCGTCAACATCTTCTGGCCACTCAACTTCACGCCGGCCATAAACAAACGAGGCAACCCGGCGGGCTAAACGTAGCTCCCCACCATCAGCCACTAAAGGCGGCAACCGAAATGAAGCGGTCATTGTTGGCCTCCTTATTTAGGTATAAAAAATGGTGAGGTGGGCTAACCTCACAAACAATTTTCAAGCCCAACCCTAGGTACTAACACCTAGGCCGAATATCGTCACATTACGATATTTACTACTCATCATCGGAAACTAATTGATTGATCCGAATCACCGCCACAGGATGATCCCACGTACTCAACACGGTCTCATCAGATTGCGGCGCAACCCGAGTTTCCACAGGATCATCGCCCGGCCACCACAAATCAGCAGAAATGCCCACGCCTGCAATGCGGGCGGTCTCCTGCACCGTGGGCAAAATGAAATCATCCTCAACACGAATCAGCGCATCCGGCGACTCAACACCGCTAGATGAAAAATCAACCGCCATGTGCGGACGTGACCATCCCATATGCCGCATCACCGCATCAATGGAATCTTGTACCACTGTGCGAATAGCCGACTCTGCAGAACCAGACACTGTGTAGCCGTCGGCACGCGTCGCGAACTCAACAAGGGAATATTCACGCGGTGTCTTATACGTCCCTGCAGCATTAGCAGTGCGAACCTCAAAACCACCGCGCCACGATTCAGGCACTGATGGGCACGGCGTCGCATCAAGCAACGACATCAGCCCAGACGATTCAACATGTAATGTTTCGGGCATTTTCTCACCCTTCGCATCCACATACGGAATAAAATAAGCCTGCCGGGTACCACCGCGCTGCACCCCGATAGACCGTCCAACAATATTTGATGCTTCGAAACGCCCCTGCTCATCGAAAGCGCCCAAATCAGGCGCGATCAGCTCATCAACCATCGTGGATACGCCACCGGGTTTCATGCCATCATGGTCGAGACTAAGCTCCGGCGATGCCAGCCGTGTGTTCACCTCGGAAACATCCGCCGGCGACAGCGTGGCGATCGGTTCCCAATTTTCGTTAAGCAAACCGAACCACACGCCTTTATCTTTCACATGCTCATCGGCAGTGGCGCGCCAAGAATCCCAATCTACCAAGGCGACTCCCCAATCTCGTAGAACAAAACGGCACCGTTGGGCAAACCAAATTCGCGGTATTCATCATCCGCAGGCAGCACTTCCGGAAAAACACTGCCACGCAGAGCTAGCCATATTTCCCTGTCAATGTTCCCTGCATCGTCTTTCACCACACACGATTCACGCGGGTCAAGCCAAATCGTGCGCGGTGACTCAACCGCAGGAAGATTAATCGTGGCCCCTGACGGCATCGCCAAAACACCAGCTTTATCCCATCTCACACGCGGCCACGAATCAACATCCCCGGTATTCGCTACCCGAACAACGTCGCCCTCATGACGCACAGTGCGCGACCACGAGCTAGTTTTACCTCGGACAGCCTGCGAAAATTCCACAAACCCATCCGGATCAACTTCACCAAAATCATCAATATGGGTAGAAAGCCTCACGTCAAGAAAATACGGCCAAAGCCCCTCATCGTCTTTAACAACAAGTTTCGACCATTTCCGCACAGACCAAGCGTTGCGCCACAAGCGGCTAGTTTCACGAATTGGCCGTAACTCCTCACCAAAAGGCAAATGGTCCGCGACCACTAAATCGAGCTGACCAGAAACAGGCTCACCATCGGACTCTGCCGACAAGCTGGTAGGTTCCGCTTTCAAAAACACACCATTATGCTCCACGGAAGTCAACGGCCACACCGACCCATCGACCCCCACCAGCTCAACCGACTTCACTTAATACCTCCTCGTAATATCCTGCAAAACCTGATTAGCACCAGGCTTCGCCGGAGTCTCCAGCATTCTCACGCGTGCATCAATTGAGCCAATCTCTTGAACCGCACTCAACAACGCGTCCACTTGCTCACGCGTATAGGTGTCCTGTTCAGGAATCGTGATCTCAACAATTTGCTTACGCCCAGCTGCAACATCGCCGTATTCTTTAGAACGCCCAGCTTCGAACTTTGCTAACGCCTCCAAAGCAGCCTTAACCGCCGGATTGTCCTCGCGGTAAGAATCTGCCTCATACTGCGACGCCGAAGCGCCTGCTTTAAGCGACTCGATCTCCGCGGTCAGCTTACCAATTTGCTTCTGGTACTCCTCAAACAGCTTATTTTGCTCAATCTGCTGCTCAAGTTCCTTTGCCTGCTGCTCAATCTGCTGGAGCTGCTGCAACTCCTGCAACTTCCACAACGCAGTTTCAGCATCACCGTAACCAGAGTTCTTCAGCGCATTCGAAGCCGAATCACCATAGCCAAAGAAAGACATCCAGTCAGTACCGCCAACGGTTTTACCGATACCTGCACCAGATGCCTCACGCTCAGCGATGAGCTTATCTAACTCAGCAATACGCTTTTTATCCGCAGCCGAAGCACCGGTCAAATGATACGACAAGCGCCAAAAGTTCTGCCCCATTTGCTGTTGAATCTTCGACCGCTCTTCATACAGCTTCGCCGTATTCATAGCCTGTAAAGACCCAGCCTGGCCGAAGCCACCGAACTCAGCCTGCATCAACGCAAGCTGCTGCGTCTGCATAGCAAGATTCGCCTGCACTTGCTGCAAGTTCAACGCAGCCTTCTGCTGCTCCCACGACGCCTGCAACGCAGACAACGACGCGGAACGCTGATTGGCCAACGCTGTTAGTTTCGCAGCGTTTACCTCTGCTTCAAGCGCCAGGATCTCCGGGGTAATTTGAGCCGCCAAATCAAGACGATCAAACATCCCCTCGTATTCCAACCAGCGGTACCGGTCATACATCAACGATAAATCATCGAAATGTAGCGCCGCGGCACGCGCAACCCGCTTACGCTCCTTTTCAAGCGCAGCCTCAGCATCAGCAACAGACCGAACGCCCTCAAGCTGCGCGCGCACCACATCGGCCTGCGCCAGACGTGTCTTCCACGCTGCATCACGCAACGACACCTGCGCTTCTACCCACGAGATACGCAACCCAACAACTGACGCACGCAAATCATCGACGGTTTTCGCGGCTTCATAAACCGACTCAAGCCCCTGCACGGTCAACGAATACATCGCGGTACGTGCCGCAAAAATCGATGACACGAAATCACCAATCGCCGTACCAATCTTTTGCACCAAATCAATCGCAGTCAGAACACCCTGGACAGCCACCCCTACCGAAATGCCGGCAGGACCAGCCATCGCAGCCATCCCAGCAAGCGCACTCGACACTTGAGGAATCGCAGAAGATGCTTTCGCAGCCTGTGACAACATACCCGAAATTTGCGGAGCAACCTCAAAAATCGTGACATCCAAAGCCGCCACAGACTCTTTACGCTTCTGCGCTAAATCTTCCTCAGCCGCAGTAACACGCTCAGTCGCCTTAACCATCTCATCAGCATGCGCCTGTGCATCTTTATCAGCGTCTTTAGCAATGTCCTCTCGAACACGCTTCAGCTTTTCTTCTGCGTCCGCAACCTTTTCAGATGCCGCGGCTTGCTTGTCGGAAGAGGCTTTAGCCTGCGCAGCCTTAGCCTTGTCGACAGCCTTTTGAGCATCTGCAAGCTTACGTTGATTCTCCACGCTCATCTTAGAATCAGACTTGCGCAAAGCGTCAAGCTCTTTCAAAGCTTCAGCATGCTCTTTTTCGGCTTCAGAAATAGCAGCAATGCGAGTCGAATATCCCTCGCGGGCTTCCATCAGCTGCTGTTCGGCACCAAGCACCGAATTTATGACTGACGCGGAATTACCAAAGCCGATAAGGCCAAACCCCTCAGCGAGCTTGGTCAGTCCAGAGCGCGCCATGAGCCCCTCATCGGTGGATGCGTCCGCAAGTTTCGTAGCAGCCTCGTTGAGGTTCTTTGTGGCTTCGTTAAACTTCTTGACGAAATCGTCCGAGGCAGAAGTTATCCCGGACCACACTCCTCCGGCCGCGAATGCACCTGGGACACCAGGCGCACGGCCGCCAGATGCGGCTGCGTTCATGGCGGCAACAGCCGACGGGCCACCAACAGCACGAGTCCATTCTGGAACCATGATCGCTTCACCACCGGACAGTGCAAGCGCACCGCCGGTAGGGCTAAAGAAACGATGCACATCCCGACCAGGCGTGAAGCCAGGCAAAACACCACCGGTTGCGTAGCCATCTTTAGTAGGCCAGCGCCCAGCGGGGCCACCCCAATCTCGCTTGACTGCGCCAACACCAGCGACCAAGTTGGTCAGCGGATGGAAACGGTCATCAGGTAGCCCCTCGAAAGCATCAGGGTAGCGATTACGTACATCCCGATAGGTCGGCTCGATGACCTGCAACAGGCCGCCAGAAGGGGTCCCCTTTGCAGCATTCGAATCCCAATTATTGACGGCACGGGGATCACCGCCAGACTCAATTTGAATCTGCTGCAACATCGCAGCCAGATGCTCATCGCCATAGCCCATGCGCTTCAAAGCCTCAGAAGCCAAGTCACGCCACTGTTCAGCACCACCGCCCTCGATGCCCAAGAAGTTCATGAACTTGTCAGCCCATTCCTTGAGCTTGGCAACACCCCAATCCTTAATCCACTTGCCGAAGGTATTCAGTGCCGCTTCCGGCACTTCCGCCATATCGCCAAATCCTTGCAAGTTGAACTTAGGTAACTTGTCAATGATTCGGCTCCACAATCCCTCAAACCAATCCAATGGATTAAACGAGAAGCCACCGCCGCCAGGCGCATCATCAAGAACAAGATCCTTACCCTCGAATCGCAGCGGTGAGTGTGTAGCCCAGTGCACGTGGTTAGCGTGACCAGCGTTAGTGCCAGCCCCGAAATCATGCGGACGACCCTCATCCAGGTTCTGCCAGCCATCGAGTGGCCAGTGGATAAGCTCAGCCGAATTAGGGAAGTTCATATAGATAGCACGAGCCAGCTTTTTCGATGCCGCAGTCGGCATCTGTGTAGCGTGCTGGCCATCCTGCGCCTGCCAGTCAGTAGCTTTTTGAGCACCATAATCATGGAAAGAACCAGGCTCCGAGCGCGACGCAGAAGTCAGCGCAAACAAATCCGGGAAGTGCTTCCCAACGAATGCCGCATGAGAAGCCTGAACCGCAGACAACGCCCCGGCATAGTTAATGAACCCGCCGTTAGCGAAATTACCGATATGCCCACCGTTCGCGAAATGCGAATGACGGAGCCTATCAGCAACACCACGCTCACCACCAACACGCGCGGCGCGATTGACGTTATCAACCCAATCCTTACCCAAAGCACGGGTAGCTTCAGGACGAAGAACCGCTTCACCCCCAGAAAGCCCAAGGGTCATTCCAGTACGTGGCTCAATAAAGGTGTAAGGGTCACGCCCTGGTGTGTAGCCAGGCAGAATACCACCTGACGCAAAACCGCCGATTTCTTTAATGGTCGGCAGGCGCGCATCCAGACCGACCTTTTCAGCAACGCCATCAAAAACTTTCTTAATGCCGTCGTTGTACACCGTGCGGATCACAAAGTTAATTGGTTCAGCAAGCTTACGCTTAAGCCCATCCCAAATGCTCTTAATCGAATCAACACCGGTTTGGAACCAGCCCTCGACCGTGTCCAAACCACGGCCCATGGCATCAAATACATTCTCTTTAATCCATACCCAGCCGGCGTGAAGCATATCGCTAAGCCACGACCAGGCGCCAGAAATAGCCCCCGTAACAGTCTCGAAAACGAACTGCACCCCGCGAACAACGTTCTCGAATGCATGAAAGACAGCATCTCGAATCGTTTCCCACACAGGCAACAACATGTCTCGAAGCCACGCCCACGCAGAAGAAAGCGCAGTAGTCACGAGGGTAAAAACAGCCTTCACATTATTTACGGCATTATTCCACGCGGTGAAAACCAAATCGCGGATAAACCCCCACACAATGAGGAACTGGTCTTTAACCCACGTCCACGCAGTATTTAGCGCTCCGGTAACGATCTCAAAATTAGCTTTGACACGGTCGATATACCAAGTGAAAGCATCAAAAACCGCAGTCTTAATTGTTTCCCAAACACTTGAGAAAGTCTCACTAAGTTCAGTCCACTTATCACCAATCCAAGTGAAAACGGGCGAAAGAACATTTTCCCAAAGCCAAGTAGCAGCCGATGCCATCGCATCCCACGCAGGCTTTATTACATTCTCCCACGCGAATTCAACCGCACCGGAAAGCACATTCCAGTACAGGACAAACGGCGTAATGAGAACCGTACCCAATACGGAAATAACCCACTGCGCCGCATTGACTAATCCGTCCCAAAAAGCAGAGATGAAATCACCGACGGAAATCACCGCATCACGGATAGTGAAAAAGAACCCGATGATTGGTGAATCTTCCTCAACACCGAAAGCCTCACGCATTTCAGATGTAAAATCACCTTGAAATAGCGAGACGATACCATTCCACGCATCAGATACCCATCCGGTGATGTTATTCCACGTGTCGGTAAGCCATCCGGTGAATTCGGAAAACTTTTCAGTAATCCAATCGATGCCGCCGCCAAGCTTGTCGGTCAACCAATCCCAGCCATCAGCCAAGACGCCAGTAAACTTCTCCCAAAGTTCACGCCCGGTCTCAGTCTGAGTGAAAAAGTAAACCAAGGCTCCACCGACAGCAATAAGCGCGGTGGCAATAATGCCAATAATGTTCGCTTTAGTTGCTTTATTAAAAAGCTTCGTTACCGCCGTCGCAATTTTCGTCGACGCGATATAGCCTTTCCACCCTTTGTCTGCAATCTGAATCGCAACCGCATGGAGTGCCATCGCACCGGTGAAAAGCTTCCAAGCACCAACCGCAATACCAACACCAACTGCAAGGGCTTTCAGAGCATCTTTATTTTTCTCAATCCAGCCCCACACCGATTCCAGCACGCCAGAGACATCACCAATAACGCCGCCGAGATTATCGAAGGCCGTCATCGCAATTTCAACCATGCCCGGCAGCAGCGAAATAATACGCCCCACAACATCACCGACCGTATCGGCAATAGCTTCAAAGTCCATGTCCTGCAGAATCGGCTGCAATGATTCACCAATGCTCGTAAATACGTCATCTTTGAGCATCGCGATCTGATTCTCAAGACTCGAATTCACGTTCTCAAACGAGTTATGCAGATTTTCAAAATCTGCCCCGCCGGCTTCCTCAAGTGCTCCAATCACATCTTCCAGGTCGACCTTGCCCTCGGAAATCATGCTTGATAGCTCACCAAACGACCCCTCAGCCATACCGAAGTGATCGATAAGCGCGGAGAGCATAGGCACACCAGAATTGGAGATTTGACCGATCTCCTCAGCCGTCACCTTGCCATTGGCCTGCATCTTTCCCAGAGCGCCGATAACAGTCTGCATCGCATCATCACCGTCACGCCCGGCGCCGACAGCCGCACGACCAACATTGTCCATGACCTTGATGGCCTGCTCACCCTCGTAGCCCATATAGGCCAGAGTGTTCGCGCCTTCGAGAAATGACGTGTAATCAATCGGACGGTCAGAAGCAACCTCACGTAGCGACACCATCATGTCTTCAGCGACCTGAGTTTCTGATGTCATCGCTGATAAAGAACGCGACACTTGGTCAAGCGACATGGCCGTTTCCCAGCCAGTCGAAACAGCTTCTTGGACACCTCCCATGATCGTAGTGCCGATTTTTGCACCGATCCCCAGGAGCGCTCCCCTGCTGATTTCGGCTAACCCGGCAGTGAACTTGTCACCAAAAGCGGATGCTTTATTTGCAGTCTCATCAAGCTCATCGCCGGCATTGCGGACTTCCTCACGCAACTCCCTAAACGTGCGAGAAGAGCCGTCGTTCGCTTTCGATAGTTCCTCTTGACGCTTCTCCAAAGACTCCGCAGCGCGCGCAGATTCTGTCAACGCAGACTCGTAAGACTCCTCGGCGCGAATGAGATTACGGGACTCGCGCTCCGCGGCAGCACGCTTTTTGAGCAGATCTTGCTCAGCCTTAGAAACAGCCTCAATGCCTTTGCCCTCCGCCTCCTCGCGCTTACGCGCAGCAGACTCAACAGCAAGATTCGCGGCCTCAGACTTATTCTTCTGCTCAGTGAGCTTAGACTCGGCAACCTCAAGCTCCTGAGTAGACTTCTTTACTCGAAAATTAGCCTTCTCAACAGCCTTAGCAGCAGCATCCGCACCATCGCCAACGCCCTTACTCAGAGCATCCCCAGCATCCTTAGAAGCCTTGCGGATAGGCTGCGAAATAGCCTTATCAATCCGCGCAGAAATTCCATCGAAACTTGGAATAACCGGCAGAGTCGCGAAACCAACAGCAGCCACCGCAAACCTCCTACATACTCAAACGACGGGCACGCTCACGCGCAGCCCTCTCAATCGCAGCCTTTTTCAACTGCTTCTCACGCTCACGACGCAGATCCTCACGCCACGAACGAACAGGATGCGGCTTTTCCGAAAACATCCCAAAAATATCGGTCTGGACACGCACATCGGTAGGCACAAAATCAATGCCATTAACCGCAGCCCAAAACCGCGAACCGAACATGTCCAAACCGTCCACTATGAGCAAAAGCCGCCTCAAAGTAAGCCGGCTTGTCCCACCCGCGGGGCGATAAAAATCGCGAAAATCAATCCCCCGATCAAAAAGATCCAGCTCCACCGCATCTTCATGTTTAAAGATAAGCGGCAGAAGCTCTAATCTTCCCCCAGGCCCGCAGCCTCCTGGTACTTGGCAAACACCTCATCCATGAGGATGCGCGTAGTGATACCAGCACTTCGCAGCTGCATCCACTGATGCTCACCAAGAATCGCTTTCAACATCACGCCGAACTTACGTTCTTCATAGGCGATATACGCATCAGGGTCTGCTGACAAGATATCTGCAGGGGCTTCAAGATTAATCGTGCGGCCATTAATTTCAACGTTGAAACTAACGGTTTCGATGCCTTCAGCCTCAATCTTTGCGGGGCTGGTGGTCTTTTTTGTTTCTGCCATGATGGGGTCCTTTCAAGACAAAACCCGCACGAAATTGTACGGGGTAATTTAATAGAAAAAAGGGGTCCATTTACTTCGCAAAAGTATCTGCATGAAAAAGGGCGATACGTGGAGAAAGGACCCAACAACGTCCACGTATCGCCCGGCCGGAATTTATTCGCCGGATTCATCACCATCATCGGCGGAATCTTCACCCTCACCGGGTCCCGGTTCTGGAACCTCAGGTTCTTCTTCCGGGTCTGTCTCCGGTGAGGTGTCTACGGGTTTACAAGTTCCTCAGGCTCGATTACACCATCAGCTTTGCCCTCGCCCACCTGGTAGTTATCCTGATTTTCTTCAATCTCTGCCTGTGGGACGATCACCTTAGGTGAAATATCAGTCAATGTTCCATCCGCCTCAACCTTGAAAGAAACCTTCTCGAAGACAACTTTGTCCTCATCTGGACTAAAACCAACCGACACAGAAGCGCCCGCCGGGGTTTCATTACGCCCCAGAGTCTCAATGCGATGAGAGGCAGGAATGCGTGAAACACGAACATCAATCACACCATCTTCGCGAACATCAACAAAAGCGGTCTTGAGTTTCGCGACCTTGCCGGTATGACGTTCCAAACGCACGTTATCCTTGACAACTGCATCTGGAAACGCGATGTAGTCGGTCATCGCATTACGTGAGAGCACTTCATATGAGCCGGTCACATCACCAGGCTTGTAGCGGCGAGCAAGAACTCCACGCCCTTTGCCATTGATGGTCTCCTCATCGATAGCGCGAGAAATTGCCAACTCCGAATCATCTACAAGAATTCCGACTGTGAACCATTCAGGGCCGAACAGACCATTATCGCCAATCTTGGCGTCTTCATCCAGTGAAACCAGGACTTCCTGGTCTGCTAATGGGAGCACGTCAGAGACGTTGTATTTTACAGCCATTATTGTTTTCCTCCTAGGAATATGCGTGGCTTAGCCACGCGGTACGTTGCGGCAGCGACAAAGCCGCCAAGTTTTGAATCAGGGACAGTTAAAATGCCCATGCCTGGTTTGATCGATAGAAAGTGCCCATAATTCGGACTCATCAAAAACCCATCGATTTCTCTCATTACCTTGGACACTTGTGATCGTTTAGCGCCGTGAACACCGATTCTTAACGTTTCGCGTGTCCAGCCTCGGCTAGTTACCGGCGTGCCATCGGGCTCTACGGTGATGTGAAGGCCCTTAGAGGGTGACCATTTCGGTGGTAAGAATGCGGACACTGCGTCGGGTTTATCCACTGCTTTTCCCAACAAGTCAATCATTTCGTGTTCAGAATCTTGCTGTACAAACATTGGCCTACCGTTCTTCGTATCGAGTGACTTCTAAACCAACCTCTGCAGCAGCACGGGATAACACGCCGCTTTTTGCTTGGCGTGCCAACCCTGAAGCGTGCGCAATTGTCACCAGAGACACCGGGCGGCCATTATCACCGATTTGCGATGTAGACGTCACGGGCACATCACCTGGGACACGCGCTGTAACCGCCTTGTGCACAGCTTCACCAGCTTCATCGACCTGAGGTTGCACGATTTTCATGAGCTCATCGAAATCATCTGGAGCGAAGGTGAACCCGCTCTTTGATTTGGCCACTAGGCTTCACCTCTTTTAATAAGGAACCGCACACGCGGTTGGTGAAAAGGGTTTATAGGAACGCGACCAACAGACCAATCAAAAGGAACGTGGGCAACTTTATACAGCTCTCCACGGCAAATGACCGCCGTGCCTTCTGTGATAACAGTTCCTGCAGGCGCGAGTACTTCCAAGGTGGTTGCGTCACCGTCCCACACTCCACCGCCGTTAATATCGGCCTGGCCTTGCAGGCCGACAACGCAGCCGTGAATCTCTTCTTCCCCGGCGGGTTGGACCACATCACCGTAACGATCCACAATCGGTTCAGTCTTGGCAATCAGGGTTTCTCCACCGTGATTTATCAATTGTCACCGCCTCTCAATGGCCATCGTGTGGCCGGCGGGAAATTCCACGAGGGCGCGAAATCGTTACCTACGACAAGGCCAAGTGCTCGGCGATGTGCATCGGTGAGTTTGACGCCAGCGAAAGAAACCTCTGGCACTTTGTCCCACGTCAGCCCATCAGAGTTTGGCCCCGAGGATGAGTTCACTGACCGTGCTCCTGAGTAGGGTCCAACGATGACGGCGGTTGCGACCATCTCGCGAATGACTCGGATAATCGCGCGTCGCTGCAGCAAATTCGCTACCTCTAAGCGGTAATCGCGGCCAACCTCAGCAAAAGCGTCCTGGATAAGCTCTTCAGAGTCTTGAATGAGCGTATTAACTCGTGGTTCGTGTGCTTTTTCTAAGGGTATGGCCAGGCGGAGGGCGATATCTTGGTGTGTGACTAGAGCATCAGACATGGCTCCTCCTTTCTGCGGCTAGAGGAACTTCGCGGCGATCTCGTCACGAGTAAGCTGTTCCAATTCTTCACCGTCCATGCCTTCTTGGATGGCGTACTTGATCCAAGTCGGCTTGGTCGCGGTTGGCCTTGGTTTCGCTATTTCCTCGGTCGAGTCCTTCGCTTCAGTAGAGTGCCCATCTACGGTCAATTCGTCGTTTTCCGTCGGACTACTCGGTTCGTTTGCTGACTTGTTCGCTTTTTCCTTAACTCGAATCGCCGCGCCAAGCTTCACCAAACGAGCGGCCTGCTCTTCGGTCACATCCACTACGTCACCGCGGCGCCGGAGATTACGGCCATTCTTTCCTGGCTGTCCCCACGAATACGCAGTCAGTTTAATTTTTGGCATTAGGAGACCACCCCGGTAATCCAGCACGCAGAAAATGGCTCATCGATACCGACGAAGCGAATCTGCGACACACGAGAAGAGTAGGTCTCGGTATCGCCACCGAGGTCATCGCCCTCACCGCGCAGCGCGGTAGCTTCCAAAGGACGAGGATCCTTGATGAAGCCAGTAACGCCTCGCTGGAGGACAAGCACTCGGTCACGCAGAGTAGACACACCAAGTGCATCCAACCCGACGAGCGGACTGTCGAGCTTTCCAGTGAAACGAATATTTTTGTCAGCGACGTTGCCACGATAGTCATCGGTGAAAGCCTTTTGCGCCATGAGCATCGGCGTTAAAGTTTTTGGCAAAACAACCGTATCTGCGTCGAAGATATCAATCGAGTCAGTCGCCTGGACCTCGCCACCATTGACTTGAGAAATAGCAGCAGCGATATCGTAGCGAGTATCAGCACCTTCCTGAGTCCATGGAACCGAAGCAGCAATAGTAGGAATATCGGCCGCAAGCATTGCGTCCCAGAGCAGCTTGTCGTTATACCGAATGAAGCGGTTCTGAGCCTGCGTAATCGCCTTGTTGACCAGCTCAATCTTGTTGTAGTCCTTGGACTCACGAGAGATTGGAACACGGTAGCCAAGCTTGTTGGCCATACCCTGGACCTTCTCACCCGTAGTTGGGTGAACGGTGGGGAATCGACCGAACTCGCCGATGAACTCTGGGTCAGAGTCAACGTAGTTCTGGACGTTGCGCTCAAAGCTAAATTCCAGAGTATTAGCCTTGCCGCCGTTATAGAGCAAGGTGTCTGCTACGAACTTATCGCGCAGGCCGTCAATGATTCGGCTTGGGACCATCGTCGGGTTTTCAACGAGGTCATTAACGGTCGTTTGGCGGCGACCGTCATCAATAGAAATAACCTTAGTTACCATTTCGTCTCCTTAGACGTAGAGGCGGATAGAGGCGTAGCCGTCCGCGAGGGTCTCGATGACTCGGCCGACGATGATGCCGGCAGGATCTTCTTCTGCAGCCTTAGCCACTGCGCCTGCAGCAGCAGCCTTAACCAAGTCGCCGGCGACAACCTGGCCGGCGACTGCGACGGTAATCTGTGCAGGCGTGCACGCCACAGCAGTATGCTTTACAAGACCGGTAGGCTTTGCGTCTTTGAGAGCAACGCCAACGACGCGAGCATCGTCAGCACCGGCTGGCTTGATGGTGCGCGGGTTATCGCCGACAGCTACCAGTTGACCACCAGTCACTGCTTCCTCAGCGGTGAAGGTGATGGGGCCTGCATCAAACTTTGGGTATACAGAACTCATTTGTTTTCTCCTTAGTTCCAGTTCTTGTAAAGCTCGGACTCGCGGATGTCACTAGACTTCGCTTGCATCTCGCGCTGCGAAGAACCATGGCCGACCTCTGCATTAGCCATCGTCACGATTGGCTCGAGTTCGTCAATAGCTTCCGCAGTCAGCAAACCCTGCTCCATCTGCTTGAGCGCAGACTCACGAGAGGCCGGCATGAGCTTGCCAGCAGCAACGGCATCATCAATGACGCGCTGGTTTGCAGCCTTGGTCAGGCGCTGCAACTCTGCTTGGGTCTTGTCCCAGGCAGCAGCTTCTATGACGCGCAAGCCCTTAGCCTTTGCAGATGCTGCGATTTCCTCAGCAGTACCTGCAGACTTCGCCTCGGTTTCGTTCTCTGTCTTTTCTTTAGCAAGCTTCTCGACAGCAGCAACCACTGCTGCAGCGTCAGCATCTTCTCCCAGGCCAAGCGCTTTAGTCAGCGCAGTGACCTGTTCTTCTGCAAATTCCACGTCTTTTCCTTCGATGGTGTCGTTATCCTCGGCGGTGGTTACCGGCCGAGATTCGGCAGCGGAAACCCAACGGGCATCAGGCTCACGAGCCGATGCCGCGACGTATTCACGCTTAACTATTTCTGGGGTTCCCCAGGTGATTGCATCGTCTTCTCCGATAGAGAAGCTGATTTTCTGTAGCTCGCCGGATTCGTCATCCATGGCGATAACCTCGGCCGGATCGAGAAACATTTCCTCAATCCACAGCCAAGACTCAGAGCCAGGGCCTTGCTCATAAAAATGACGCCGCACGTCCTCAACGGACGCCGACGCCTTAACTAGTGATGTGGGCATGGTGCGTATTCCTTCCTCCGGACCGTCACGCCCGGCATTAACTTCATAGAGTGCTGCGACATCCCGAAGTTGAGCCAGCGTGCCAACGGCCGGTGGACTCACTCCAAGAAGTGCCAACCCAGTCAGTGCAAAGTCGTGCACAGTGCCGGTTTGGTCGCGGTAATTGAAAGCTCCCTCGATGGAGCGGTTCGGATATGCCGACGGCATGATGTCCGCTAGCCAGCCAGGAACTCCACGTAAGTCACCAACAAGCGCCGAACCATCCGAAGCCAAACGGAGATTATCGACGAATCCAACAGCGGGTTCGCCATCAAATCGTGGATCGGTATGCCCAAGCTTGATAACCGGACGCGACACCGCCGGCGACTGCGACGCATGAACAGCCGCAGCCAAATCTTCGGTAGTAAACGTGCACGTGCCCGTAGAAAGCGGCCAGTCGCCGACGCGCAGCAGCTCCACGTCAGGCACGTCTCGCAGGATCGGGCGGTTCGGTGCATCAGGCATCGACTACTTCCTCTCCCGGCGCGCTGTCGGCCGTGTCTGTTTCGGGTGTCCATTGTTCGGTGGGTGGTGGGGTGTCTTTCGTTGGTGCTCCGAGGTCTCGGCGTAGCCATTCCTCGAGGGAGCGGTCGCCGCGTACGAGTCCAGCATCTGCAAGGGTTCGCAGTGCGGTTGCGACTTCCAGGGATGAGCTTCGGATATCGTCGTATTCGATTGCTGGGATGGGTTCTTCTGGTCCCCAGTTCCAGGCAACGAGGTCGCCGACGATGTGCTGTGTTGCGGTGTCGGCGACTTGGTCGGCGGTGGATGCGAGGGACTGCATGAATAGCTCGGCCTGGACGCTGGCTAGTGCATAGGAGCCATCGGAGAGGTTGAGGAAGTGTGCGAGCGCGACTTTGCCAATTTGTCCATCGTGATAGTTGATGACCTCACGCGCTGAGAGCAGCTGACCATTGACGCCGATTAGGTAGAACTCAGCGCCGTCAGGGATTGACAGGCCAGCAGTAGAACCGCCGCGGTAGGATTGCGCCATCTTGCGGCCTTTCTCGATTTGCTCGTCTGTTGCACCCGCCGGGTTTTTGTAGACCGGCACACCAGTGGAATTTCTCTCAACGCCGACGACTTCAATCTTGAGCAACTTCTCTTTAATCAACCAGTGTTTGTAGGCAGGTCGGAGTAGTGACCTGCCTGCCCAGTCGGCGCCCTCGCGGTCGAAGCTGTACGCGACGAGTCGATCAACTGGGATGCTGATTGATTCATGAGCGTCGGATGCTCGGTAGTTCGTGACGAACTTTGGTGGATGCTGCTCGATAGAGACCAGGCCTCCGTCGCGAGCGACGTTGATCTTTTTCAAAGAGTCCGGCATGCGGGCTGCGACTTTGCGTAATCCCCATTTACCATCCGGTAGCTGCTGCACGACTTGCTCGAAGAACATGGAGCCGAAAGGAACCATCAGCAAAGCCATGCGCAGGTGCTCAGCCCAAGAGAAGCGATTCTCCCGTCGGACTGTCTTCGTCTTGCCCTCCTGGCCGATGACCGGCAAGCCAAGCTGCTCGGCAACGAAGTCCACGACTTCCGGCCGTGCTCCGTCTGGGTTTAGTCGCCATGTGGTGCCAAGAATTGGCAGAGTAATTGCTTTTAGCACCGCAATAGTTTGGCCATCGGACGAGCGCATGCGGTCATAGACTTGGAGACAATCAGGCCAGTTCAAAGCAGGAATGTCAGAAATTATTTGGCCGTATTTGTAAAAATCTTCATCGCCCGCATTTTGGTACCCAATCTCTTTCGGCTTGGGTACATCGTGAGTAGTTTCAGCCATGGCTGCACCTCCTTTCACCATCGAAGGGAATCTTCGAATTCGTAATTCATGTCAATCTCGGGACCGTCATCAACGAACCCAATAGAGTTCGGCGGGGTTACGCGAATGTCGAAAGCCTCGAGTCCGTAGACCGCTTCGCTGATTGCGACGAGCGGACTAATCACGCCGCCGGACTTTCTGCGTGCCCAGGCGATGCCACCGTCGCCGATCTCGCGCAGACGAGCAACCGCGATAGCCTCAACCATTCGCGGATCGTTATCGTGGGTTAGCGTCCCGTCATCGACGTGCTGCAGCAGTCCTTGAGTCATAGACGAGACCTTGGGTGCCGTCATGAGCTGTGGCTCGATGTCAGCCTTAATCAGTTCAGGGATAAGAACCGATGCCGCTGACTTCGGATCGATCACGACAGCAACGATGTCATTGGCATCGACTGCCTTCTTCGTAAACTCGACCAAGCTCTTCAAGTTGGCGGGGCCATTGAAGCCAAGCTGGACATGCCGGCCGTCTTCGGTCTTGACCGCCACCGCAATCGACCACGTCCGGTCAGTCGCATCATTCGATGCATCAATCGCCAAGCACGCGGGACCAAGCACCTGGGGCGCGGGGTCATGCAATTCGCCCCAACGTTCCAAGTCGAGGACCGTGGCGTCATCCTTAACAAGTGCATCGGTGACATACCAGTCGCCTCGACCTAGTGCCTCAACATCGAACTTCTTCTTGCCGGCCGGTGTGAGCATGTTGCGCTGTAGATTCCGAATCTTGCGTTCATTGTGAATGACGCCGTAGCTCGGGTTACCCCACTCCCACGCTTTCGGTGACTCACGGTCCATGCTCAGTGGTGCCATCCATTCCATGTACAACATCGTCGGATCAGGTTCGTCGCCGAGCGCATCAGCTCGGAAAGTTGAAAGCACTAGACCGTTGCGATGCTCTTCCTTGTCCACAGCGGACGAAGCGTAAATAACCTGTGGGTCTTTGGCTGCCTGCTGTGTTGGACCAAGCGCTGCAATCTCGCCATCGGTCACGTCGAAAGCCTCGTCAAAGATCAGTGTGTCCACTTCGTCAACACCACGGCCGGCAGATGCCGAGCGAGTGCGGAAGTAAACGCGCGCGCCATTCTTGAGGAAGATGTAACTCTGACCTTGCGAGTGATTACGCTTCACGACTCGCGAGACAAGCCACGGCCTGGACTTAACTATCTCCCAGGTTCGCAGCGCAATCTCTTCGGCCGATTTCCACTCATGCGCGGTATAGATAATCTTTTCTTTGAGAACAAACAGCCGGTACAAAATCAAAAGAACGAGAATCAAAGACTTGCCATTCTGACGCGGAACGACCAACACACAGGTCTGATGGACCCACGTACCAGCAGGAGTTTTCAACGACATTCCAAGAATCGCGCCACACTGCCACGGCATAGCCTTCACCCCGGCGCGCTGGCCGAGTGTGATGACTTCAGTTCCTTGGCGCGGGTCGCCTGAGCTAGCGTGTAGGTTTTCGGGCTGTTGCCGGCCGGTGAGTGTTGGCCAGTCAGCTAGTCCCGCCGTCCAGGTCTTCGAGTCCGTCATAGTCAGAGCCGGCATATGCTTCTGGCCACCTCCGTTTGATATCTCCGACGAGCTGTCGGTACACGGTTGTCATTTGCCGTGCTTCCTTCACTGCGTCATCGATACGGATGACTAGCGTTCCTCCATTTGAGTCTGCGAGCTCTGCCCACGTGCTTTCATCTCCTGAGATGATCAGCTGCAGCTGGTCTAGCCGGTCACGCATGCGGCCGGCTTCTTCGCATAACGAGATGTCGGCCATGTCCATGCCAGCCTGAACCAGCGCTTTATATACGGCGTGTCCTGGGCGTTTAAGGTCTACACCCATTGTTCGAGTGTCGAAGGCTTCTTCACTTTCGAACATTTCATCTATTTCCACCGGTTCTCCTTTCTGGCAAGTCCGTGAGTTTTGGACCGTAAGTAAAACAGCTGACTGTCGCAGCGGGGAGGGTCAGCGGGGCAACCCCGAAATAATTCACCCAGGGGACTACTTCGCCGGTGAACTACCTGCGTAGCGGCGCTACATGGACGGCCAGGCGAATACTTCCGCGAGCGCGACATCTTCCTCGGAATCTTCGCCAAAGGACGCTGACGGCGACGCTGGCACGGCTGCCGGCGGCACGTATCCGGATGCCTGGTCGCCGAGTACTTGCAGTGCTGGCCGCTTATCATCGTTGTCGCCTTGCTTGCGTGAGCTATTGCACGTGAAGTGCAGCAGCTGGTTAGCCTTCGTGCCGCCGTAGTGACGCGCGTGACCATGGTCAGCTGCCAGCGACTTGCCATCGTGATTGAGAGCAGGCTCGCGATACATTGGCTTGCCACACCACCAGCACGGCGTTCCGTCGACGTGCACGGCCATGAGTCCATCGCGGTTCTTCTGGTGCTCCCAGCCCAGGCCTCGCTCCGTTGTTGTCAACAGCCGAGCTGGCTTGGACTGCTTGGCGTGCTGGTCGTACCATGCGGCTGCGACCTTGAGCATCGTTGCCGGCCGTTCACTCTTACAGCGAGACATGACCACATCCTTGCCCGGGTCGATGACATGCACCTCAGTGTTTGGCCTGGCCTCATACTCAGCAAGCGTTGACGCGCTCGGTGAGGAATGAATCATCCAGACCGTCGCGCCCTTATCCAGTGCTTTGGCAAGCGCTGCCTTGCGAGCCGCCGTGGCCACCGTCTTAGTCATCTGCTCATGCTGATGGTTATCGGAGGCGCGGCCGCTGAGAGCATTGGCAATCAGGTCAAAGTCGATGACGATGTCGCCTGACTTCGAATGCCGCTTGACGAAGGTGGACTTACCGGCCGCCGGCGGACCAATGACCACATGCAGCATGCCAGCGCCTTGTAGACTTTCAGCCTCGCCTGCATCGTCCAGGTGCTCGGCATCTACTGGGACGAAGTCGCGAATTATCTCTGCACCTGCTGGCCACTCATGCCGGCGCTTATACCAAGCAGCAACCAAGCGCTGCTTATAGCCAGGACGACCAGCCTTGCACCTGGCAAGGTTGACTTCCTCGCCAGGGTCAATAACCACGAACCGCGCACCGAAGCTGCGATACTTTGCCTCGAGCTGCTTATCCAGATTCGAATGAATCACATAGACATCATGAGAAGCCGACAGTGGAAGCGCCGCATCGATACCTGCTTGGCGCGCAGCCTGGCTCACCTTCTTACGAGCCGAATCATGATGATGCTTGCCTGGCTGCTTACCAGTGAGCAAGCGAGTCAGGGCATCGGAATCAAAGCGGATATCCCCCGGCTTGGCCACGGTATTAACCCACGTCGACTTACCCGCCGCCGGCGCTCCCGTAACAACAATGAGCATGCACTCACCTCCCCAGGCAGTGACCAACTACTTTCAGACAAAGCAAAAGACCCACATCACGATGTTGTGATGTAGGCCTAGATGTTTCGAGCGTTAGCTTAGCACAAGGGGTGGCCCATTCTTTAGCACTTTCGCATATCCGCAGCTTGGAGCACGTCAGTCAACCGGATAAGCACACTGCCATCAGGACGTGAATCTGACTCGATTACCCCGTTCGCAATCCACCGCTGGACGGTAGAGCGAGTGACCTCTCTGCCAAGATATCGTGCCCACCGGACAATCACCCGCGCGGTGCCCACCTCCTGGGGAACCGGATCCTTGAGAGACAACGGTGGCGAGATCACGTCACTAATTACCGACACCTGAGAGATAACCTGCTCCGCATAGCGCTCAGCCCACGGCTTAGCCACAAAGACATCCAGATAATTGAGCAACCACTGCGCACAATCGACGATATCCCGTGGTGACTCCAATGGCTCCACCTCCGGAAAATCCGAGCGCAAACGACAGCAACAATCATTAACCAGGTTGAAGGTTTCAATCTTGAAATCCAAGAACGTCATATCGACCGGCGGCTTAGACTTCCCCCGCGTCGGAGGCTTTCCAGAATTCTCCCCAGACGAAGCCTGACGAGGAACCAACAAATCATCCAACGACGGAGCAAGCCGCATCAACCGAATAAGCGAGCTTTCTAACTCATCACGAAGAACTTCATCCATTACTTACTTCTCCCCCTCTTTCCTCTTCGAGATCGTCTAACCGAGCCTTGACCTTGCCGAGCCGTACCTAGCCGTACCGAACCGTCCCGTCCCGACCCGACGTTCCCGGCCGCGTCACCCTTGCGTCCTGGGTCTGACCTAGGACATTTTTTGTGACCGCCCTCACTAGTTGATTCATCTTCCAGCGCGCCTGTTGTCTGCCAGCGTGCTACCGATTCGGTGCTTCTCGCAGTGTCTGCAGCCTTAGATGAATCATGCCCCTGGTCATGGCTTTGGTTTTGCGGTGCTCCGGTTTGCTCCCAGCGTGCTACCGAACCGGTGCTTCTAGAAGTGTCTGCTACCGTCCCACCAAAGTCATGGCTTGGAGTCTGCTCTGGTTCGCTGGCTTGAGGGGTCTGCCAGCGTGCTACCGATTCGGTGCTTCTTAGCGACTCCTCAGGCTGTGACCAAAGTTCGTTCATACGGTCTGGTGATGCCTCTACCCATTCCGGCATCTCCACCGGTTCAGGTTCCACGGCTGACGCTCCTGTTTGCTCCCAGCGTGCTACCGATTCGGTGCTTCTAGGAGTGTCTGCAATCTTGGTGGTTCCTTCTTCCAGTGGAAGGGTCGGTTGGGTTAGGGCAATTTTGACGCCGTGGTCTTTGCACCAAGCGTCATTGTTTACGAAATCTACGGTGTGTTTTCCGTATATAGGCCTTTCTGGCGCGGGAAGTAAGGACAGGTCGGCGCCGCCGCCGCGCGCAGAGTTGCATGGCTGGCAAGCGACAAATATTGTATCGATAGTGGAATTTTTGTGATTAGTAGTTGAATCATAGGTGCCAGCGCGGTATCCGCTCCTGGAAGTCCAAGAGATTGATTTGCCGCACCAGCGACAGCAGTCGCCATCGCGAACGCGCACACGAGCGTATAGCCCTGGCGTGCGTTGGTCTTTCTTGCGGTTTCGGTCTTGCTCGACTTCTTCTTTTCGGCGAATGTGCAGGAACTCTTCATCATCGAGAATCAACTCAATAACAAGATGCCCCTCATTCTCAAGCTCCTTCGCGATACCGGCCTTCTTGAGATGCTCAAGAACGATGCGCTCGCGCCCAGGGGCGATTTGAGCAAGCAAGCCCATTTCAGTTATTCCGTCAGTCAGGTGCGCTGCAGAGGTCGCTGCGAGCTGTGCCAAGACGCCAAAGCATTCGTTCTTGGCTTGGTGGTCTAGCTTGGTGGAGACCAGGAGCTTCGACATGATGGGGTGGGTGGCGATATTGTCGCCGACTCTAAGCCATGGCATTAGCTCACCTTTCTGCTAGACGGATTGGTTATGGACTGTTGATTCGTGGCCGTTCGCGACGGCGCCTTATGTAGTTAAGTAGATTCATGCGGCTATCTCCTCGAAGGTCTCAGCTTCCGAGAGGTGGCGGTGGATGGTGCTATATGCCTTGCCCATTGAAGCCATCAGGCGTTTCATTGCTTGGTGATTTGTTAATCCTTTAGAGCGAAGAAAGTCATAATCCTCACGCGTGATTTGGCACTGCTCGGCATACTCCTCGCGACGAATCTCGTGAGAGCAGGCCATGCAATGCTCGGTGTCAGCGGTGCGGCTTCGGAATCCACCACAGCGAGCGCAGATATATACCTTCTTCCCTGCTTTGCGATGCGCCGAATAGCAATCCTTACAACGCTTGTTTTCCAGACGGATAGACTTCGAACAATCGACGCACTTTCCTGATTTCTTCTTCATATTTTCCGTCTTCCAAACTCTGGATAACATTCCTGGCACAGTCCTTCCCCTGCGTGTGGGATCCCGGTTTGCCGTGAATTCGGTATCTCCAACGGCCGGGCACACCCTGCACACAGCTTTTGCTGATTCCCGTTGAAATCCGATCGAACGATTGAATACCGGCCAGCAACAACACCATCAATATGCTCAAGGCGTTTCTCATGCTCTAAAAGACGCGTCTCGCAATCCTCCAGAGCCGGGCATCGCCAGCACATGATGCGCGCGCGTGAATGGCGACGTTTCATCTCTTCGACTTTTTCGAATCGGCGCTGCCCATCCCATAAGCGCACGGACTTAATGCCCTTGGCATACATCTTTTGGCAGATCCCCTGGCCATCATCAATCATGCTCACGCCAAACCTCCAGGAGGAGAAGCTTTCACAATGTGAAGACCAGGCGATGATGGCCGCGCCTCATCTTCTGACTTCTCGGCGGTCTCTGTTTCCTCTAGCTCGGCATCATCCACGCTAGATTGTTCGCTGTCTTTAGCTGCTTCCTCGCCAACGCCAAATAGCGGCACATCAACAAAGTCAGGCTTAGACTCCGAATCATCAGGATTATCGGGACTCTCACCACCCATCTTCGAGCACATAATTGACATTGTGACCGCCTCGGAAGTGAGCACATTCTGCGTAACACCGTGGTGCTCAGCTGACGGAGACCAGATAGTCAGCTGCTCCTGCATCGCAGCCGAGACGCGCCCAACAAGGCTCCACTGCTCTGGCGAAAGAATCGGCCACGTTAACATCGGTTCTTGCTCACGCGCCTTTTGCATATGCTGCGGAATATTTCCCAGCTGAGACTCCCAAATAGGCTGATGACGCTTAACCTTCACACTGCGCAGACCAAGCCCCAGGCCAGTCTCGTCAGTACGAAGGATGTAATCCTCATGAATCGTCAGACCAATCTGAGGATCGTCTTCATCATCCGTAGGTTTAATTCGCATTGCCGAAAGGGCTTGTGCCTCACCACGGGTAATCTCAAACCACTCGTCGCGCTCATAGTTGGCATCGACATACCGAGTAGGCACCTCAACCGTGATAACTTCCCACATCGTTCGAGCAGAGATGAAAAGCTCTTCACCCACGATGCGGAACTGCACCAGGTCGCGAGGCTCCTTACGCGGAGCAACCGCGAGCGCTGCCTTCAATGCCTTCATGAACGGCACACCGAACACGATTATCTTCGACGTTTCCATTATTCAACCTCCTTACTTCTTGTTGTATTTTTCGGTTTCCTTACTCAGTAGAGACCAGCCAATAAACCTCGTCATCCTCGGAAGAATCCAAAAGAGTCTCCCAGGCTTCAGCATCATTTACTGGCCTGGCAACCGTCGACAGCGCCCAGCGCCCCTTGCGAGTGCGTGTTCCAACAACCTCTTGTCCTGTCTCCCGGTCAATGACTCGCACGAGGGACTTATTCGGAAGCTCATAGAACTCTTCTTCCGTCACCGGAACAAACTCCTCCTTGCCCGGCGCGCTTGGTGTGGTTTTCTTTTGAGGTGTTGGGGGTGATTGTGGTTTGGTTTCGTTGTTGTTTTCTTCTGGTGTTGCCTCGTCGAGAGTGAGGATTTCGCGGTTGATGCGGGTGGTTGTCCGGTTTATGCCTTCTGCGGGGAAGATGCTCGGAAGCTCCCAGCGCGGGTAAATGGTTCCAAGCGGGATGGACTCGACGGTTCTCGTGGCGCTCATGAGCACGAGTCCGTGGAGGTCTTGGCTGGGGTGTTGAATCAGGAATATGCCAAGGTCTTGTCGTTCGATGACCTCGACCAGGGAGCCACTCATAGTGAGAATCTCATCTTCGGTGAGTTCGAGGAAGGACTCGCGCGGAAGGACCTCGTGTAGTTGCTCTAGAAGTTTGCGAGCGTCATCGATGCCGCCGTCTTGCTGTGTGACTATCGCTTCGAGAACATCACCTAGTCGGTTAGCCACGTCGCGGAGCGAGATGGTTCGCTGCACGGTTGGTTGTTCAATCATGGTTGTTTCTTTCCGGCCGGAATGTTCTCGGCCACGTCAACTGTCTTTGCCCACTCAAGGAGTCTTTCGAGTTCGCGGGCTGGTTCTTTGTATTCGGATTTCATGAGGCGTTCGCACCATCTGGCGAGCGCCTGGAGTCGGACGAACTGCCGATGCCCAATCGTGCGGCGCTTCGTCTTTCCCATCTCTGGTAGCCACGGCATGCCGGTCACGATGGAAGCGACATCGCCGATTGCTACCCAGCGCTCACGGCCATCGACAGCGATGGAGCACATCTCATTGCGCGGCGGTGCTGCCGCTCTGACGGTGTACATCAGTCATCACCAAGTGCCTTACCTGCTTCGCGAAGATATGAACCGGGAACTAGGACAACCAGCGGCAGGATTCCTTCTGGGGATAATTCGTAATCTCCCATCCAGGTAGAGGCCGACATAATTACGTTGTCACTGCCAGACTTCATCATGAGCTGCGTATCTGGGTCTAACGCCTCTAATTCCTTAGCTGTACGGATAATCTGTGGGTCCATAACTAGCAACCAGTTTTCGGCCAGCCACTGCGCAATGATGTAACTATGCGCATAGCTAAGTCTTTTTCCATTCACTTCTGATAGGTCATGGATAGCCTGAGCCGCAATGTGCGTACGCCGGCTCGGTTGTCCGACATCGAATGCTTTTCCTCTCATTAGCCACTCCTCTCAGACGATGGGAATAGGTGATCTGCGATTTGGTTTTCTAGGAGGTCAAGGTCTTGGTCGCAGCGGTTGATAGCGGGGATGATCTCCGCGTTAATGAGGCTGGTTAGCCGGATCTGATTAATCAGCATGAGCAGGCAGCCAACAAGGCAAGCCAAGGTAATGAGTGTGGTCATTAGAAAAGGACTCCTGTTGCGAGAATGGCCGGTATAAGTACTAGCGCGGCTAAGAGGATGAATACGAAGGTGATGTACCACCAGTACGGTGGCTCATTATTTCTTTGTGAAAGCTGATTCTCAGTCGGCATTCGGTTTACCTGCTTCTTTTCCGTGAGCTTCGCCCGAAATACAGGCGGTAGATGATGGACATGTAGACGATGAGTGAGATACCGTCCCAGCTGTCGCGTGCGAAGACGTCGGATACTTCCGGCAAGATTCCGTAACAGATGAACAGGGCAGTTACGAACGCTACGAGCAGCCAGCTCGGCTTCTCATACGACGAGCTAGTCCGCATCGGTCTTGGTTACCTCAGCGGCCTGCACCTGGGGGTCACGGTCACGCTTGCGACTTTTAACCACACGCTTGCCGGCCGGAATCACTCGGACGCTTTCTGCAGGAATTACAACGGTCACCGCGCCGGAGCCGTCCTTGCTTACCTGGACATCCACCTCTGCTGATGGAGGCAGGCTCAGCGTCTGCGAGCCAATCTTGATGCGGTGGCCACAGTCGTCGCTTTCGGTTTCGTAGATGACCGATTCAGCTTTAACCCCGGTAGAGTGCGGCCAGGCCAGCGGAGGAATCGCTGGGAGGACTTTCCGCATCTCAGAGCCCGCATCTTCGAGAGCGTGGCGTAGTACTGAGTCTTCTTGGTTGGACATGGTGGTTCCTTTCGATTAGACAGTGAGACCGGTCAGGTATGCGATAAACCAGACCAGCGCATAGACAGGGTGGGTCGGGTCAGCAACATTGCCGTCAGGTGTGTAAATCGGGACGATTTCAGCGATGTAAGGGTGCAGCATTATTTGGTGGTCTCCTTGATGTTGAATGGCTTGCCACCGAGTGAATTGAGTACAACGTCTAGTTCTACGAACTTGTCGTGTTTCTCCATGACCTGACGTTGTTTCAAAAGCGTCTCCACGCGTGCACGGTTCGCGGTGAGTTCGCGGAGTTTGTCCATGACCGCGTCCTGTGCGGCCGCGAAGCCACGAGCTTCGGCATGAGCGACGGTTGTCTCGAGCGAAGTTTTCCCGCCGGTGTCATCTGCAGCGTCAAGCTCACGATCAAAGAACTGATCTCCCAGCTCCTCGAGAATCGACGCAAGAATCGCACGTGCCTCCAGGCCAATCACCGGTTGGTCTGACTCGGATTGCCCATAGAGCTCACCGATAATTTGCTTCTGCAGGTGCACATCGAGGTTCGCTTTCACGAACTCGCGAATCAGCTTCGCCAATTGTGAACCCCAGTGCAGCCCGATCCCCTTGTTGTCTTTCGGCTTAATACGGCCAATGGTGTGAGCACCAAGGGCATTGGTGAATCCTTCTGCCATCCAGATACGACCATCGGCTACGACCTCAGCCATCCAGCTATCATGTGCTTCGCCGTCGCCGTCGAAGTCAGTATGAAACTTCACAATCTTCATGCGGATATCTTTCTTTTACTTTGGCCGAAGCAAAGCACCTGCTAAGCTTTCGACCAGAACTTCATTTCAAAAGGTTCATGAGCGCCTACACATCTCGCCCGATAGGTAGGCGCTTTACTTATTGCAAGGCTTCGATATTTTGCCGATGGACAGTCGCTGCGTTGACTGCGTCATCCAGATGCACCAGCATCGTGGCCGGCATACCCCCAAACTTGCAGCGAGCATCCATGATGTAGCGCTCAAAATCATTTGAATAAGCGATATGTGCACGTTCGATGCCATTGTTTGTCACGCTGCTACCTCTTCTACAAAGCGCTCCATCTCGGAATACGGAATCAAATACGGACTGTTTCGCTTCTCCGGATTAAGCTTCTGCGCCTTGATCCGGCCCTGCAGAATCATCGACTTGATTGCTTTGCGAGGGATCCCGGTCAATTCCGAGAACTCAGCGACCCTCAGCACCCTTGTTTGAATGTTCATGATGGTGGTTCCTTTCTCGACAAGCCCGGCGCGCTAGGCGCTGAGAGCTTCGTATGCTTTGTTGGTGAGTTGGCAAATTTCTTTGTTGATGGCATTGGACTGCTTGCGGATTTCTTCGGAGCGCGCTGCCTGTTCTGGCTTTAGTCGCAGGCGTAGACGGCCTGGCTTTGTGACGTTGATTTTTAGCCATTCATCGTGGAGCTTGGCTGATTCCGTAAAGAGCGCGTCCAGGAGGTCAGCTTTTGTTGTTTCCATGGTTTGTCCTTGGGTTTTGTGCTTCACTATCTTTTGGGGATGTATCCCCAGAGAGTGAGGTGAAGAAGGATGAAAGAAGAACAGATAAACGTTCATGCCCGTGATGGAAAATTCGGGGTCGAAGAGTTTAAAACCGTTCTTGACGAACTTGGAACTCCAATTACAGGCTCTCTATATGCGAAAATTGATGAGCTTCGCAAGGAGCGAGCGGGGAAATATTCGACGCCTCAAGAAGCAGTCAGTGCGCTGGTTTCCTTTATGGACTCTGCTCTCAGCGAAGTCGTGACCAGCCTTGTCGCTATCGAGCTTGCGGCTAAATCGGATGGTCAGAAAAGGAGTGTGACGGTCAATCTCATTGAGGATTGACACACCATCAGCTAGCGAATATCCGGCCTTCGTGATTGTTATTTCGCTAGAGGTGGCTCCCTTTCCACACTTTTCCAAGAGCTCCTCAATTTGCTGACGGCTGTAGACATTCCCTGGTGTTCCAGCACCGGGGAATTCTTTTGCCCTGCCTTGCTGCATGTTTCTTGCCTTCCTATCTGGTTGAATGTGGTGGGTGGATATTTCAACTTTTTTCACTGCGGTTAGCGCTGTGGCCAGCATTGCTGCTCTTGCCGTTGCGGTGTCCTCGAAGTTCGACTCCAAGAAATCGAACGAGATCGCGCAACGTAGTGAGCAGCAAGCCACGAAATCGAATACCCTGGCCAGACAGTCGCACCGCGTCGCCGTAGATGCCCGCGATCTCGCAGAGGAAGCGAACACGATTAGCCGCCGGTCCGAAGCTCGTGACACTGAACCTCATTACGTCAGTTGGGACGTCCACTGGGTAGATGCGAGTTCCTGCCAAATCACCAACACCGGCCAGGACAAAGCCCACAGGGTTCGTGTCACTGTGTCGGTAGACGGGGAACACCTCACGCATCCGATCATCGATTTGGAGCCCACGGCGAGTGTCGTCATTTCGTTGCCAGAACTTCTCCGTAAGCTCCGCGACCACGAAGCGAAATTCCGTGCCGAAGAGCAAGCCAGACTCGAACGAGCGGCCAGGAGTTCGGGGCGCTTCGGAATCAACCTGCCAAGCACCTCCCCCACGCTCTTCCTCCCGCTGAAGTTCAACACCAAAGTCACGGTCCAATGGCGCACCGAACTCGGAGCACAGCATGAGCAAATCCTCGAAGATGGAGTTCGCACGTTCAGCCTCGAGTGAGGAAAGGTGCCAGGAATCGCCTTTATTAAACAGCGACGAAGTCATTAGCCTGCCCTCCTACGCGGCCGGCTCGGCTGGCACATGCTGCACACCTGCAAGCTCCGCTCCTGAAGCTTTCAAAAGCTTGATTGCCGTGGTGAATTGAACTTCCTTTCCGCGGCGTGCCCGCTGGACAGTACCCGCAGATAGGTCAAGCCTGGCGGCGAGCTTTTCATCCGAGGTGACCCCGAATCTCTTGCGGGCTTCATCAATAACTTCGGGTCGGAGAATGTAATGACCTTTCACGTCAACTCCTTTCACTCCATGTGGCGCACCTTGCGCTACATGAATCATTATGGATCACATTGAGTCATATTGTCAACGAGTAATTACAGACGTGTAAGTTTTCGCAGGTAGAATCACGTGACGCAACTTGCGCAATGTGAAAAAATGGCGCATAATGAGCCGCATGGAAAACCATAGAAATTGGTTCGAAAAGATCACGAATCATGCTTCCGGGCGCGCTGCCGCTGAGAGAGCTGGCGAATCGCCTGCAACCGTCAATCGCCAACTAAAGACAGGCATCATTTCCCCTGACCTTGTGATTAGTCTGGCGCGCGGATACGGCCGCTCCCCGGTTCTTGCCCTTCTCGAAACCGGTTATCTGCTCCCCGAAGAGACTGGCGCTCCCACCCTTGAAGAAGTCGCCCGCGCGCTCACTGACCAACAACTAATTGCCGAAACCGCACGGCGTATCGACTCCAACCCCGCACACTGGCAAGGAACCTTTAACGAAGTAATTGACGGAGGCCAGGACTCCGATGTCCGATCAGATTTATATGCTGTTGCTGACAACTCAGATGAAGATGATGGGACAGTGCGAGACTTTGATTACTCGCCAGAAGAATACGCGGCAGACTCCTCTATCGACGAGACAGAAGCCCGCCTAGAAAGAGGTGAGGACATTATTGATTGATGCTCTTATAAAAACCGCAGAACAACGCGGCTACCAAGTTCTCTGGCACAATCGCGGACCAAAAGCCGCCTGGCTTCCACACCGCAGAGCAGTCACCGTCCGCAACGGCTTGGACGACGTCCAAACCCTATGTGCACTAGCCCACGAACTCGGCCACGCACACTACGATGACCCGCCAGGACACTTCGGCCCCCAAGAACTACGCGCGGACAGATTCGCCGCACGTCTCCTAGTCTCCCGCACCGAGTACCAATTAGCAGAGTTCCAATTCGGACCACACCCGGCGCGCTTGGCCCATGAACTGGGAGTGACCATCGAAATTTTAAAAACTTGGCAAACCCTACACGAGAAAGCACACGCACTATGAAAAAATATCTACTCCCCCTCGCCCTGGCTGTCCCCCTGGCACTGGCCGCATGCGGAAACCCAGACTCCCAGCCTGAAACACCAACCACAGCGCAACAATCCACATCAGAAACAACAACCAGTAGCACCACCACGAGCACAAGCAGCAGTACATCGAGCCCCACCACCTCGGGCACAGCACCAAGCGCAGCTGAACCAGCCCCAACGCAAGATCCCGCATCAGTAGAGCAATCAGACCAAGCAGCACAGACAGAGCCCTACGTCGTGGAATGCCTAGAAGGAACTCCAGGACCATCACTCATGTCAGACGGCACCACGATCCATACCGACTACTGCTACAACCTCCTCGACGGCGACGCCTACAACGCATCCGAAAGCTGGTACAGCAGCCCCGACAACCCGGCTCTTGCCGAGCACTACGCTAACCAAACACCGCCCCGTGCCGACGGCTGCGTAGGTCCCGCCGCGGTATGCGGCTACTACGACGATGCCGGGAACCCTATTTGGTTCGATAAATTAACGCTAGAATCCTCACCCCGGTATTACGACGAAAACGGCAACCCCACAATGAACCCACCACAAAACTAAAATAAGCCCCCTTCACCTAAGAAACTTTGGCGAGTACCAGGCGAAGGGGACACATCAGACCTGACAAAAGACCTGACAAGGAGCAGTATATCAATGACTGTACGAGACCTCTGGTACAAGACAGACCGCAAGACCGGCGTAAAAACCCAGAGTAAACGCCACGGTGTTGGAAGTCGGTGGCAAGTAAACTACACCGACCTCGAAGGCACACGCACCAGCACGACATTCGACACCCGTGAAGAAGCAGATCTCTTCGACGCCGGCGTTAAAGTAAAGAAGAACGATGGAACTCTCATCAGTGCGGATAAACGCGAAGTACTTGTAGAAGAACTTTGGGAACCATGGCTAGCTACCAAGTCCCACGTCGCAGAAAAGACTCGCAAAGACTACATCTCCTACTGGAACGTCCACGTCAAACCAGTCTGGGGAAAGAAACGCGTCTCGGAAATCCAAGAGCACCAAGTAATCGCCTGGGTAGCAGGGCTAACCTCCATGAAGGGCGTACCAGTCGGCGGCGAACCTCGCCCCTTAAGCGGAAGTGCAAAGAAAAAGATTGCAGACATGTTCGGCAGCATGCTCACCCGCGCAGTCAAGATGAAGATTATCCCCTCCAGTCCACTGGACGGAAGCTCAAAGCCACGAGTCGGAAAATCCGAGCGACGCTATCTCAACATCGAAGAAGTAGACAGCCTCCTCTTTGCAGCTAAAAAGCCCGCGGTAAAACTCATGCTAGAAGTCCTCCTCAAGACAGGCCTGCGTGTCGGCGAGGCCAAAGGGTTGAAGGTCAAAGACCTCGACTCTGAACGCCGCCGGCTCTACATTCGCCGAGACGTAGATGACCTCGGCAAAATTGACGAAACCAAGACACGCCAACACCGAGACGTGCCGCTTTCACAGATGATGGTGCTTCTCCTGGAAGCAGAGGCCGAAGGCCGAGACCCGGAGTCATTCCTTCTCCCCGATGAATACGGAAAAGTATGGACCACCGCGCGCTGGCGAGTCATCTGGGAGAACCTACTCGCCGATGCCGGACTCGAGTCCACACTCAAAACCCATGAGCTACGGCATACTGCAGTATCCATGGCCATCGCCGGCGGCGCGGATGTATACGTTGTCCAGCGCATGTGTGGCCACGCGAGTGCAACCACCACACTCAACTCTTACGGCCATCTCTGGGACCACGGCCTGGACGAAGCCGCCGAAGCAATCGAACGACACCTCGAATCCGAGCGTAAGCGAGTCGAATCACTTCAAGCCCGGCGCGCTCAGCGTGAAAAAGACAGTGAAGTTCGGCATCTACGGATAGTCCAGTAACCAAGTAGTTGTCCGGCGTCAAGCAGAAATGGCTCAGTGTTCACTGCAGTGGGCTATCTGTTGCGAGATGTGACTGCGCGTAGTTAGATGGCTGGTAGGCAATCGAGCTTCCCCCAATGCTCTTGCCTGCCTCTCAACGTAGACCCCGCAACCCCCGCGGGGCCTACACCACTTTTGCGACGATTGCGTGAGCAATGCCTAGCCTGGGGAACCCAATGACCTTAGGATGCAGGTCGTTAAATACCGCCATTACTGACAATCCAAACTCTGAAAGAACCAGGTAATCGACGTTTTTCAGCAGATGAACAAACTCAAAATTGCACATTTCGTATTGACTTTTTAGGTGATTTGAACTAGTTTTAGGTGTGTAGAGATTGCAATTGGTTTGCAACTCCACATTGCCAAAGACCCCGCCCTGCGGGGTTTTTGTGCATCTACGGCCAGACGCGTTGTCTCCCGTTTGCACGTATTTCAGAAATAGCGTTCCACATTTTATCTTGAGTCTTTTTCACCCTAGGTGAAGGGTTTTGTACACACAGTATTCGTTGATAGATATAGCAGCAAAGGTCAGATGCTTGCAGCCCTATTTTGCTCCTAGAATCTTCAAAGTGGAGCTCGTCAATATGCGCTAAGCGTGAGCTCTTATATCCAAAGGTTCCCGTAGCCTTGTATTGAACGAATTCTTTTCGTCCTTCCGGGGCCGTGTAGTGGTCATCCAGGTACGCGACAACCTTCTCATCCTTGCGGAAAGCATATTCATTCGCACGCTCGAGAATATACCCAATAGCTATCGTTCGATGATCGTGCACATATTTGTACCTTTTCTGTTGGGCGTTCCGGTCGATGGTCTCTATATAGAGCGCATCCGCATATTTATTAATGATTCCCAGAGCTTTCAGATATATAGAGCTTGCGATTCCCATTGGGATCCCCTGCCAGTCCTTCTTTTGCTGCATCATGTCGTACCCGTGTAGTTCGGAATAGATACTGACCGGGGTAGTAATCGCGTACTCAAAAAGTAATTGCTTCAATTCCAGTTCCATGAGCACAAGATTCTCTTCGGTAATCATCAAAGCAGAGAGACAAAAATACCGGGTTTTATGTTCGGATTCATCAATATAAGCATGCAGCAC